ATACTTATAATGGGTAAGAGTGGTGCAACCAATCATGTTAATGGTGTATTCACAAATAACTACTCTAACTATGCAAATTCTATATTGGTTGTTAGAGATTACTTAGATATGATTGAAGCCAATAACCATTATAAGTATAGTAACAATAAAGGTCATTTCTTACCATCACCTGAAGAAGGTTACACATTCAATAAAGATATTGCATTGACTGGTATTGGACCTGGTGGTGTTGGTGTAGACCAACCAGACAACTCAATGGTATATCGTGGAAATTCAGACCATGATGCAATTCATGGTGGTCTTGGCTATATTGAATTTGAGTATGACAATATAGTTCATGCAATTGACCAAGCCCATAGAGGTATTTCGGGACCATTGAATTTCTTTAGAATTGGTACTGATTCATTTATGGTAAGTGTAAATTGGAGAGTATATGGCTCCAATATTCAAGATTCTGTTCCATACTGGGAATTGGTTGTACCAACTGAATTTAGCATGAATTGTGTAAATGATAATGGTAACTGGAGACTAGATACATTCACATTCCCTAACAGTGGTTATGATAGCAAACGCATTTCTATCAATAGATGTGGTATAACTTTGCGAGCTGTAGTTGATATATCTACAGGAATGACTGGTGTAGTAATGAATTGTACCTTCACAATGAAAGCAAATCCTTAATGCTAATTATTGAACATAAGAGGTCATAAATGGACGCAATAATAGAGCAAGTAAATGAATTTCTATGTAAATCAGACGCTCGTTACAATGTAACTATTACACGAGCTGTTAACGATTTGAAACGATATTCTGGTGATTTCTGGAATAGTACAACAGTCAAGAAATATAAGCGTGGTAAGAGAATAAACTTATCATTGAATAACTGGAATCCAATGGTTAATGCTATTAGTTCACCTATTAGTAATTCACCTTGGCACATTGAATTGGTTGACCAAAGACAAGAAATGGGTCAATTACAAGAAGCCATTGATAATATTGAAAGTGATACAGATTCTAAATCTGCTTTGATTGATGCATTTAGAAAGTGTGTATTGACTGGTTATGGTTATCTAGTAATTACTACAGTTGAAGATGAATTAACACTTGAACCTAAGATTATATTGGAATCTGCTAGTCATATTGATGCTATTGCTGCTGACCCCAATTGTACAAATGTTGATTTGAGTGATGCAGAAGAAGGTGCTGTAATCAACTATATGTCCACTAGAAAGGCTAAACGCTTGTATGGTGAAGATGTAGTACCAATGAACTATCCAAATACTACTTGCTATATTAACTTTGGTAATTTCAAACAATGGAATCTACCCGAAGATAGTGTAGCTGTTGTTTCTTATTATATTAAGAATGATAGAGGTAGTGTTGACTTCTATAAGATTGTTGGTGATAAAGTTATTCAACAAATGGAATTGCCCATTAAGTTTATTCCAATTGTTAGATTAGCTGGTAATGAAATATATGAGAACAATAACTTAAATTATAATGGTATTGTTCAGCAAACATTAACACTAGAACTTGGTGCTAATATTGCTTATTCTACATTGATTGAAAGATGTGGTCGCTCACCTAAAGCTAACTATATGGTGAATATTGATGCAATTGATGGTCTAGAGAAGAATATGGCTGCTGTAAACCAAGATGATACAGTTGCTGTATTGTGGAAAGGTGAACATCAACCAGTCCCATTGAGTGAATCATTTGAAACAGGTGACCTACAGAATACAATTAATACTTGTAGAACATTAATGGAAGATACATTGGGTATTCCATTGGCTGGTATTGTTGACCAAAGAGAAAGAACAGCTACTGAAATATTAAGACAAGAAACTAGTAAAGAAAGTAATACAGCCAACTATTATAACAATGCTTATAAAGCAATGAGAACCATTGGTAGAGTAGTAATTGAATTATTGACTGGTGGTTCCGATTTGAAATTTACATTGGAGAACGGTCCTAGTGTAATTACTAGACAAATGAAGATTCGTCAAGAATTGAGTGCATTGGGCACAATCATGCCAGAATCTATGCAACCAATTATTGCTAAATACTTTGCTGACACATTGAAGACTGATATTGGTGATGAATTGTCTAGAAATATTATTGCTAACTTACCACCAGATGTTAATTTCATTACTGATGTTCAAGACCCAACTGCTATTCACCAAATCAAGCAAATTCAAGCTCAATTTGATGATGCTATGATGGAATTGGATTTGACCAAGAAAGAGAATGAACAACTTAGAACTCAATTAACAATGTCACAGATTAATATCATGAATAATCGTGAACAAAGAGAACTTGATTGGAATAAGTTTACTGTTGCTGAACAAGATAAGATGTTGTTGGAAGGTGCTAAGTTGGATGCACAAGCAGCTAAAGATGGTGATAATGCTAATTTGAAACAGCAAGAAATCAATATCAAAGCAGCTGAATCTAACATAGAACAAGCCGAAAGAGAAACTGATGCAAAGATAGAAGGATATAATCAAGCATTAGACGATATGGGGTTATAATGTTATTTAATATATTAACAGGTGCTGGATTATCTAACAATGTTCTAAAGAGTGGTGAGAGAATTGCTGCAGAGCGTCAAACACCACTTGAACATGAAGAATTATTGGATGAACGAAACCTTCCAGGTTATCGTGAAGCAATGATGTTAGAAGGTCCTGCTAGATTAATGGCTATTCAGCAATTGAGAGCACAAGCAGCTTTGAGAGAAGCTGAATATCCTAAATATTGGGATGATGAAGTTCCTCGTAGACCAATATCACAATCCTCTAGTTGGGTTGGTGATATTGACTATGACCCCTATTCTAATGTTATGCAAGTTCAACTTGGTAATAAGATTTATACTTATTCCAAGACACCAGACCAAGTAGCACAAATTGTTAATAGTCCTTCTATTGGAGGTATATTCAATGGCCGATAAGTCATTCATTGAAATGCGTTTAGACCCAGAGCATATTAAAGAGGAATTAGCTCAAATAATTCCTTATCATCAGACACTGAAATTCTTTCATGAGAATCCAGATGCTTCTATTAGTGAAACAGCTAAAGTGGCTGCACAAGAAACACCTATATTGGGTAGTATATTGAGAGGTAAACCAGTTGATGCTGCTAAAGAAGCTATCATAATGGGTATGCCAATTCCAAAGTCTAAAGAAAGAGTATATATCACTAATGACCCATACGGATTTACAGCTGAACGCTATAAGTTGATAAAGGATGAAGTAAATAATCCATCTAATACTACTAGATATATAGACCCTCACGGAACAATATATGAAGAGTTAGCAACAAATCCAAATAAAGTTAAAGATGTTGAATATCCGAAATCGAAACCATTTGATAAATCCGATCCAGATGTTAAATTGTATGATTTAGACCCTGCTACTTATAAAGAAATGTTAAATGAATATGACTTTATATTGGATAATCTATCACCAGCTAAACTAAAGAAAGTAAGAAGATATAATAATGCTGGCGAAGATATAACAGTAGGAAATGATGTTTATAAACCAGCACAATTCTTTAATCACTATAACGAATTAATTGATAAACTAATGAAACTAAATAAGAAATCTTCTTTATCACAAGCCGAACAATTGAAACTTAAACAAATTCAGACAGAAATGAAGATGATGGAAATGGCTGATGGATTTACACAGAACGGTCCCTATCTAAATTATACTATGATAAATGATTGGAATGGTAAACCATATAAAGTAATGGATGATAAGAAAGTTGAAGAAGAAATACTAAATGATAACTCTCAACGTTATGTGTATGAACCAGGTTATTATACCTTAGATAATCCTCTTTGGGCTAGAGTAATGAGAAGAAGGGTTAAAGAAGGTAAATACAAATAAGTTTACTAATTATTCAATAAACAACAATAGGAACTGGGCTTATTGTTGATTAAGTAGGTTAAACACCACCCAGATGAAGGAATGTACCACCTTATGTCAATGAGTACCGAACAAGCTTTGGAAGTTATCAAAGCAAATAAACCAGCTAATGAAACTGAATCCTCATCAGAAGAAGTTTCTAAATCACCAGAACCAACTGCTAGTTCTCCTGAAGATAATGCTGCCAATGACAAAGCAGAACCAACTGAAACAAAGAACAATGAGGAAAGTGATGAGTCCAAATCTAGTAATGTTGAAGTTGAGAAGAAAGATGAGCCAAAGAAAGAGGAACCTAAAGAACCTCCTTCCAAATTTCCAGAAATGTCTAAGCGTGATTATGCGTTCATTCGTGAGAAGGAGAAACGCAAACAGCAGAAACAGAAATATGAGGCTCGTATTAAAGAACTTGAAGAAGAACTTGAAAGAAAGAAGGGATTAGACTACGAATATTTCAAGAATCAAGATGGAACTCCAGACCCCAAATCATATGTAAATTGGAAATTCAAAGAGCGTGATATGCAGGATGAAATCCAAAGAATCCGCCAAATGAATGAACAGGAACAATATAATTATGATTTGGAAAGGGATAGAATTATCACAGAACGCTGCTTTAGCAATCCCCAAGAATTGCAAGAATATAATCAATTAATAGCAGAGAAAGGGAAAGCATTTGCTTCAGCTGTTCAAGAAAGAGACCCAAATGGTGTGGTGTTCAAATATCTAGAAACATTGAATGATTATCCAATAGTCCTAAAGGAATTGATGGACTTGAATAAGAATCCAAATTTGTTGCCTAGAGTATTCCGTAGTTCAGATCCAGATACATTGAAACATAATATTGCTTTAGTTGCTGATGAAATTCTCACTAAACGATATAATGAATCTAATGTAGCTCCTCAAGTTTCAACACAAGTTCAACCTGAAACACCAAGACCTGCTCTTCCTGTCATTGGAAAGCAAATTACAAATAACACAACATCGGTTACACCAGTGGTTAAAGATAGAAATTATTGGAATCGTTGGTTGACCGAACATAATCATAAACATTAAGGAGAAATAAATTATGCCATCTAATGCATTTGTTACAAACGAATTGACCGACCTCATTAACGTCCGTGCTGCTGAAGCTGCTGGATATTTGACTGTTGGTTCTAAATCTTATTTCGGCGACCAGCTCGTTGGTAAGAGAAATGGTGAAGAATATACTTTCGTAGTTAAAGACGCTGGTAAGTATGTTCGTGGTAAAGACATTACCGGTCAGTCCTCACAGTTGACAGAACGCTCTGTTAAGAAGAAGATTGAAGTTGGTAACGTCATGATTGATACCGACTTCGTAGAAGCTGTTACCGATGTAAACAGGGACAAAGAAATTGCTCAGCCAAATGGTAAAGCTCTTATTGAAGGTCTCGTTCAGGATGTAATTTCCGAAGACTTGGGCCGTGCTAACACCGCTTTCGTTGGTGCTGGTTGGATGCCATTGACCAAGGCTAATGGTTTCCTTCGTTCCATTTCTACCGAAGATAGATATGGCTTCATTGACCCAATGATTGAATCTATCCTTCCTGCCGGTGGTAAAGGTTTCACACCAGTTGATGCTGAACCACTTTACAAGAAAGGTATGATTGGTAATGTTGGTGGAACTGATTATCGTGAACAGCAATTCCTCCCAACTCTTGAAATTTCTGCTGACCTTGCTAGTGAACTTGCATCTGCTACAGTTACTTCCTATACACCAGGTGTATCTGCTGATGTAATCGTTCTCAATGGTGTAAATGAAACAATTCCTGCTGGTACTCCACTCTTCATTGAAGATGTTATGGCAACCAACTTGATTGGTAACAAGACCTCTTCTCTCAAGGCTTTCATTGCTATTGAAGATGCTACTGCTGGTTCTGTAAAGGTTCGCCCAGTTGATTTCGCTGGTCAGGGAACTAAAGAAGCTGTACTCCGTGATGGTTCTACCATTGCTGTATCTGGACTTGCTTCTAAGAAATTGGTCAACACCATTTCCGAAGGTCTCTATTACACTGGTATCATTCGTCTTGATGGTACTATGGAATTTGATACCTTGAAGAAACAGGATTGGTCTAATGCTGACTTGACCTCTAGCGGTATTGAAGGTATCACTGTTCATTGTGCTCGTGCAGTCAATGTAGAAGCTGGTACTAACAAGACTCGTTGGGCTGTTGCTGCTATCGCTGGTGTAGTTGAACCTCGTGGTGTAACTTACATCTGTGTTAAGGACCAGTTGCCAAACCAAGTTGTTGTAATGTAATCTTACATTAACTACAAACAAATTAGAGGTGGTCATTTGACCACCTCTTTCTATTATATACTAACCTTTGGTTTATCAATTAATGCTTTATACAAGTGAACATTATTATCCAACCATCGTTTATTTAAGTATTCATATTGATATTGCACAATTTCATCGTAGTGTTCCTCACATTGTTGGAGTGCATATTCAATTTGTTTAGCTGTTGCTTTAACAGGAACTTTCTGTAAATCGTGAGCATAATGATATGGACTACCTTCAAAGTCAGTACATAAACATACTCTACCAACAGCACAACATTCTAGATATTTCAAATCACTCTTACATTGGTTAAAGAAATTCTCAGCCAATGGTGCAATTACATATTTACATTGTGATGCTATTTGATAGAAATATTGTGAATAGTTCAACATATCAGTCCAAGGATATACTCTATCTGTATTAATGAACCAAGGTTTAATTCCCATTATAGTAATGTCTTTATTAGATAGAAACTTATCCCATTCACTAGTGAAATCACCATACATATGATTATCATTACTGAAATGAGTTGGACTACCAGCATACAATATTCTATTGTTATTGGGTGTTGCAATTCGTGGATAATTCCATTTCCACCTTGGTAACATATTTGGTATAATGTGAATCTTATGGGAATCAACAAATTGTGATAGTGAATCTTTAAGTGCTGGTGTACTACAAATTACTATGTCAGCCAATTCATTCAAATGTTCTTGCATAGACTTACGGCTATCAATCCAATTTATTTGTGTGAAATTGTATTTGGGTAATTCGTCCCAGACGTCATCGTCGTAGTCAACTATAAACTTAACATTTGTTTGTCGCTTGATTCCTAATAATGTTTCTAGATTCTTCGTTCCAGCTACTCGTTGTGTAAAGATATAATCTTGATTATGATAATGAAACTTACCTGGTGGAGAAATGGTAATATCATATTCTCTAAATAGAGCTTCAGCTACATTTATAACTCTATAAGTTCCACAAGCATAACTATCCATTGGAGTGAAATCAATTGTAATCTTATTGTTCATTTATATTCCTCTTCTTATGGTCTGTAAATTCTTCTAAATATTCGTTCAATTCTTCTAAGCAATGTTCTTCAATTGCTTTGTTATGTTGATATTCCTTATTCTTATCATTATAATAATGACAACAAGCTGTCCAAGCTATTCTATATGTATATGAGAATAATGATGAACCTCTAGTTGGATTGAATGTTGTAATGCCTTGTAGAAGTTCATAATATTGATAGTCTAACATTTCTTCTCGTTCATTTCTAGGTTTATGTTTAAACTTAGGCGATTCCTGTACTATTAACGAAATGGTAATAATATAGATTCCATAGCGGTCATTCTCTGTAGGTGTCAGCCTTTGCCCAGACTTTAACTTTAAGACCAAGTCTGTGAAGTCTGGTATATCTATGTCATAATATTTACAATAGCCAGGGCTGCTAAATGCTGCGTTTAGCTGGCGTTTGCGATGTGGGTTGTTCCAATGTGGCAAATTCATGTAAATCCTCTATGATAGTGCATAACCTACTATAAATGTGTCAGTTATTGATTTAATTATACATTATATATAATAAATCTTTCTATATTATATATTTACATTTAATCATTATCCGACACATTATGAATACAAATCATGACTGTGTTCTAATTATTATCTAAACACATAGTTCATAACAGCTATGCCTTGGAGTAAGGAGTATTATGATTAATGATTTAGATATGCAGAATTGGGCATATTTGCTTTCGCCTACATTTCAACAAGTAAATACTGCTGGCAAACCATTAACTGATGGTTATTTAGAAGTTTACATACATGGTACAAGAAATAAGTATTATTGTGCTAGTGATTTCAATGGAACATTACATCCATTTCAAATTAAGTTAGATTCACTTGGTTCAAATATTGTATTAGCTGACCCAAGTCAATCTTACGATGTTTATCTATACAATAAATATGGCTCTCTAGTAATGAGCAGATATAATGTCATTCCCGTCAATGGTGGGGATGGTTCTTCTGCTTTAAATATAACAATTGAAAGTACAGATGGTACAATTGAAGTAAATTCTGTATCAGCTGGAAACTTTGATTTGGCTATATCCGATTCAGTCATGAATAGAATTGAATCATTGGAAGATGCTATTGGTAACATTGAATCTAGTTCAGCCTATGCTATTGGTCATGCAGATAGTGATAATGGTTCAACATTCACAATTACAAATGATGGTGTAAGTGGTATTGATTATTTACAAGATATGACTGGTTATAGATTGAAACCAGGTCATGTTTATCAATTTAACTACAATGCTTCCTTTGATTGTGGTGAACACAATAGATATGTTGATGGTAAGTTCTATCTAGAAGGTGTTGATACAATAGCACAAGATTGGAACTTTAGTGTAGACGATTCTTATAATCATAATGAATCATTTAATGGTAGCACTGTATTAGTTACACCAACTGGTTTGAGTTATTATGATGTTAAACTTAAATATCAGTTTAATGATACTTATACAAATGCTCCCGATATTAACTTAAATAAGATTAGTATTGTAGACATTACTAGTATCATTTCACAAGCTGCTAGTGGAACTGGTGGTGCTGAATATGTTGGTGGAAATGGTATCTATATCAATAATGACAATCATGTAATATCAGTTGATATGGATTATATTTCTAGTCACTTGTCTGTTGATATAGATGCTAAAGTTGCTAGTGCAATTAATGTAGCTAACAATTATACAGATGCTAGAGTCACTGCTGTTAGTGGTGATTTGGTAGAATTGATTTCACAAGTTAGTGGTTCAAATGTACAGAGTGACTGGAATCAGAATGATTCTAGTGAACCAGACTACATTAAGAATAAACCCAATCTAAACAATTATGCAACCAAGAATGAATTAACAACTGTTAGTGGAGTATTACAAGATGAAATTGATGCTATCGTTATTCCTGATGTTAGCCAATTTGCTACTCATACTGAAGTTAATTCAGTTAGTTCTGTTCTAGAAACAGAAATCCAAATTGTTAGTGCTGCTATTGGTGAACAAGTTCCCAATGTTTCAATTCAATCACCAAGTGGTTCATTGGTAATTACTGAAACAGTTAGTGGCAATAATAAGATTTATTCTATTGATGTTGCACCTACTAGTGGTATTGAATATGGTACTTTCTATGGTACAAATATTACTGGTGCAGCTACAATGTATAGAACTAAAGGTAATATCAATGTCAACAATGGTAAGATTCAATTGAAGAAAGGACAATCTTATCATGTGACTGTTCGTGGTAGATATAACCAAACTACATTGACACCAGATGATGGAGTAGTATCTTATATTGAATACATTACAAACAACAGCATTAATATCAATGTTGATAAGAGTATTAGTGATTCACAATACTTTGAATTAAGTTATGATTTGTTCAACTTGAACAATGATGTTGATTACTATATATTCTTCACATTAACCAATGCTAAAGTCAATGATTTGTTCATTGATATTCATTCACTAGCTGGAGCTGGTTCAAATGGTTCAAGTGGTGGTGGAGCAGAATATGATGCTGGTTGGGGAATCAACATTCTAAATAATGTAATTTCCGTTGACCCCTCTATATTGAGTGATTATGTTGATAGTGAAACAGTTAGTGGAATAGTTGAAGCCGCTATCCAAGACATTCCAGAACAAGTTAATGCAGACTGGAATGCTGTAAGTGGTGCAGCTGAAATCTTGAATAAACCAAGTGAGAAATCATTGGTTGCTGGTGCTGGTGTTTCCATTGATGTAGTTGGTGACAATGTTGTCATTAGTGCATCTGTTACAGGTCAACCAGTCATTAGTGGTTATGTAACAGAACAAGAATTTGATACAACTATCAATGTAGTAACAGGAATGATTCCTGAAGCCCAAGTCAATAGTGATTGGACTGCTACAAGTGGTGTTGCAGAAATTCTCAATAAGCCAATTGAAAGTGAATTAATTGCTGGCGATGGTATTACAATATCTGCTAGTGGAAATGATTATGTTATTAGTGCTGCTGTAACCGGAATACAAGGTTATGTTACTGAACAAGAGTTAGTAACTGTTAGTGGTAATATCGTAAATCAGATTCCAGCCGCACAAGTACAGAGTAATTGGACTGAAACAAACACAAGCTCTAAAGCATACATTAAGAATAAACCAAGTGAATATGATTTAGTAGCTGGTGACAATGTAACAATAACTGTTAGTGGAAATGATTTAATCATTAGTGCAGCTAGTGGTTCAGCTGGTGATGTTACACAAGCAGAATTAATTGCTGTTAGTGGTGCATTACAGAATGAAATAGAAACTGTTAGTGGTAATATTCCTGACATTAGTGGATTAGCAACAAATGCTGATTTACAAATTGTATCAGCCGCAATTCCAGATGTATCAAACTTAGCTAGTAAGAATGAATTGTCTGCTGCTAGTGGATATTTACAACTTGAAATTGAAGCTATTAGTGGAAGTAATAATATATTCATAGCTGAATATGGTGTTACTACAATTAGTGAAATTGAACAAGCATTTCATGAAGGAAAGTATATTGTTTGTCAGACCATAGATGAATACAATCGCCCAATTTATTTACCTAATACGATGGTTGATGATGTTGGTCATACCGCTCAATTTGGTGGTAGTTTGGGTGGTATGGATAAGACCTACAGTTTGGCATATTATTCCGGTAGTTGGCATAGATATGAATACGAACCACAATCCGATTGGTCAGAATCAAATAGTAATAGTCCTAACTATATCAAGAATAAACCTGATTTAACTACATTTGCTACAAATAATGACTTACAGGTTGTTAGTGGATATTTGCAGAATGAAATAGAAACTGTTAGTGGTAACATTCCTGACATTTCTAATTTGGCTACAAAGAATGAATTACAAGCTGTCGCTGACGATGTTCAAATCGTTAGTGGTGCAATTCCAGATATTAGTAACTTAGCTACAAAGACCGAAGTTGCAACCGCTAGTGGAACATTAGATAATAAGATTGATGCAGTAAGTGGAGCTATTCCAGATGTAAGTGATTTCGTTACAAGTTCACAATTACAAGCTGTTGCAAATGATGTACAAGTAGTTAGTGCAGCTATTCCTGATGTAAGTGACTTTGTTACTAATGGTGAATTGGAAACTGTCAGTGGTAATATTGTAAACTTAATTCCCGATGTAACCGATTTAGCTAGTAAGAATGAAGTTGCTAGTGTTAGTGGAACACTTGAAACTGAAATACAAGCAGTATCTTCTAATATTCCAGACATTAGTGGATTGGCTACCAAACAGGAATTAAATGTAGTTAGTGGTATGATTCCAGATGTTTCAGACTTCGTTACTGAGACCACTTTGGAAACAGTTAGTGGAAATATCATTAATCAAATTCCGGACGTTTCTAGCTATGCTACAACGCAAGCACTTGAATCTGTTAGTGGTACATTGAATAACAAGATTGATGCTGTTAGTGGAGCAATCCCAGATGTAAGTAACTTCGCTACTGAAACCGAATTACAAACTGTTAGTGGAGCAATCCCTGACATTTCAAATCTTGCTACCAAACAAGAAGTTTCCAATGTGGAAGCTAATGTTCAGATAGTATCTGCCGCAATTCCTGATGTTAGTAATTTAGCAACTAAGATTGAATTAACTTCTGTTAGTGGTACATTACAACTTGAAATTGATGCTATTAGTGGTAATGATAACTTATTCATTGCTGAATATGGAGTAACAACAAGACAAGAAGTTGATGCTGCATATAATGCTGGTAAGTATATAGTTTGTCATTGGTCAAGCAATAATGTTTATGTTCCACTTGCAGAAATTTATCAAACTGTTTATAGATTTAATATACCATTTATGGTAAGATTTAGTAACAACACACCATATTGTGCTAAAGGTAATGGTTCTATTTATCTAGATTCTACTTGGCATTATGAATCTTTACCAGGTAATGCAGACTGGAATGAAACAAACACTAATAGTAGAAGATATATTGATAACAAACCAGACCTAACTGTTTATGCAACTAAATCAAATCTAACTTCTGTTAGTGGTACATTGCAAGCAGAAATTGAAGCCATTAGTGGTGTAACTGGTGGTGGAAGCTATAATGCTGGTGACCACATTGACATTACAAATGATACAATTAGTGTAACCGGAATTACTGAATTAGTGGCTGGTAATGCTATCACTATTTCAACTAGTGGTGCAAGTGCTATTATTAGTTCTACAGGTGAAGCACAAGTTCAAAGTGACTGGAATGTAACAGATTCTTCATCTAAAGCTTATATCAAGAATAAACCAACTATACCTGCGGCTCAAGTTCAATCTAACTGGAATGAAACTAATACAAGTTCTAAAGCATACATACAGAACAAACCAACAATTCATACTTATACAGCCGCTAGTGGTATTGATATTACAAACGATGTAGTAAGTTTGGATAACCCAATTGGATTGGTTGCCGGTAACAATGTGACGATAGAAGTTAGTGGAAGTTCAGCAATTATATCTGCACAAGTTAGTGGTGGTGTAACTATGGCTGATTTGGTATCTGTTAGTGGAACACTAGAGAACCAAATTCAAACTGTTTCTGCTAATATACCAGATATAACAAATCTTGCTACAAAGACTGAATTAGCAACTGTTTCTGCATCTATTCCAGATCTTTCTAATTATGCAACTATAAATAATCTATCTAGTGTTAGTGGAACACTTGAAACTGAAATACAAGCTGTATCTTCTGCAATACCAACTGTAACACTACAATCATTGAATACTGCTGGTGTAATTGATATTCAATTGGTTGATGCTGCTAGTGCTTGTACTGGTGCAAATATATTGTATATAATTCCTGAGGCTTAATATGGCATTACAATTAGGTAATACAAATATTAAAGAGATATATCTTGGAAATACCAAAGTTTCCGAGATGTATCTTGGTTCAACTAAGATTTATAGTTCATATAAGAAACCATACTTTGTATTTGAATTTAGTGGTAGTGAATTTGTACCAACATCAACTTTAATCAATAGTAATTACAGAAGCATATCAACTTGGTCACAAGTTTCTAGTTCACCAAATAGATGGAAATTAACAGTCAACAACTTTGTTAATTATTATTCAGGTGCAACTCATATTGGTATGGGATTGGCTTTCTTATTCATTGATAGTTATGACCAAAGGGGATTGTTGACACCTGACAATTTAGGCTCAGTTACTTGTAAACTAATTGATAGTGGAAACTTTGATATAATTGATTCAAATGGTAATAATTGCGATACTATGGATAGAATGTTTAAAGATTGTACAAGCCTTACTGAATTTAGCACAATACAATGTTCAAATGTATCTACTGTTGGTGGTATGTTCCAAGGTTGTACAGAAGTCACGGATGGTGCTTTGGCACAATATACTTGGTTCATTAACAATAATAACAACATAACAAACCATTCTAGTACATTCTCGGATTGTGGTTCTGATACACAAACAGGTGTAGCAGAATTGGCTCAAATACCTGTTGGTTGGGGTGGTACACTCGTTCCTGCAAGTACATTGATGACAAGTACAGCAGGTGGTAATACCAAATATACTTGTTGGACTATTAATTCAAACAATCCAACTTGGACTGATGTTAAGAATGGAATGTATTTGTTCACTGAAGCATCTGTTTCTCAATATGCAGGTGTTTCTATGAATAGAAGTAGAATCAATGGTAAACATAATTCATTAGATACATCACAATCTACAGCGGCATTATATTTCTATCCTGCTTTCATACAAGTTAATAGTGGAACTGTTGGCTCAACTACGGCTAATTTAACATGGCTAGTTACTACAAATACTCCTAACGGTAATTTAACTGTTGGTCAAGGTAATACAGACATGCCAGGTACATTGGACTATGGTACATATGGTGCATTTGCTAGAGAATATGGTACTTACGATTCTAGTAAAGATGTTTACTTTGTATTCTTGGTTACAAATGTACCAATTGACCAGTGGAATGGATTTACTGATGCTTATGGATTCTTGTACAATAGCTACTTTAAATCTGATGCTGGTTTGAGATGGTTCTTCTAACGATAATTATTTAAATAAAGGAAATTAGTTAAGAATTCTATATGATAACAATTAAACCATTAACAATTATGGCAGTTAAGCCAACACCTCCTGTTGAATTATGGGTAGATATTCCAGATGAATATTATATGCAAGGAAATGTTAATAGAAGTATTACTGTAAATCTTAATGGTATGCCTTCAACTTCAGATCTTGGATATTTCACTATGATATTTGATGCTAAGATTTATGGTGGAACTGGTGGTCAAGCTAGAATAATTGTGGAGAATTCCAATAATAATCCGTTATCAGAATTAAATAGAAGTACTATATGGCCTATGACTCATCATTTCTACATTAGTAGTGAAGGACCAGATTTCATGGATACTTATTATAATCATTATTTAACCTGGACAACTGATCCTGATGCTACACAATATGTTCATCAGTCAAGAATGGGTTATAATACACCATTATGGGATAATAATACTTATGGTAAATTGAAATGTATTTGTGATAGAAGTAATTATACTTGTTACTTATACATTAATGATGTATATCTTGGAACAATGACTGGATTCACAAATGATTTATTAACATGGAATGTTATATATTTATATTCTGACCAAAGTAGAAGTTACGAAATAGCAGCAGTTAAGAATATTAAAGTTGCAGGATTTGCTACATTAGATGGAGCAAGAGTTTGGGAAGGTTAGTTTATGTCAACAAAGTTTAGACCAATTACACATATTATAACAGGTTCGGGTCCAAGTCCTGTCAACCCTTGGCCTCCTACTGGTTCAGCTGAATTATCACAAATACCAGATACTTGGAAGTAGGTAGAATTATGAGTGATTTAGTATTATCAAATTTAACAATACAAGGTAGACCAGTTGGTTTGTTTGAGTTTCAGCCAGACCCACCATTTCCATCTATGACTTATTTAAGAAGTGGATATGTACAACCATCAAATAGTAGACCAACTAATTTATTCTGGTATATACCAAGAACAAATAGAATCATAAATGGTGAAAGACCTTGGTTCTGTTATGCACGTTGGGGTGGTAGTGGTTATACTTGTATTGTTGGAGTTAAACAATGTAGTATATCAAATAATACAATAACTTATAGTGGTAAAGTTAAATATAAAGCAAATTCAAATCAACCTAGAACTAGCTTTGGAAATTCAAGTAGTTCTGATTACTTAAATATAAGACAATCTATGGTAAATTTCACTGATACATTAGGATATACTGTTCTTTATGGTGGTGTTCAATCGTTTAGTTCAAACCCATTCAATGGTGACTGGACTAGAGGTGATGAAGGACATTTGTTTAATATGACTGTAGAAAGTGATGATATTGGATTTATAGTTGGAACAACTCAATATTCTCAATTATCTCCAATTAGAACTTGTGAATGTGAACAACATGCATATTATTATGTTGGTACATTAAGTGAATTAAATTCTGCAATTATAGGTGATACTGTAAATGGTTCATTTACAGGAACTGACTGCGGTGGCAATATGTTACATAGCTCACAATCTAACTTTGGTTGGTGGTGGGAGGTTAATTAATGTTAAGTTTCAATAATAAATTAATTTCCATTGGTGGATTATTGGTAAATGATTATAAAGAACCACCTACACCTCCAGGTCCAGATTGGAATCCATTAAATTTACCTCCATTCACTCTGAGAGTGCAATTAACTGATACCTCCTATGATTGTTCAAGTCAAGGATTCCCAGGTACTTGGACTTCTAAAGGAGATGGTGTTTGGGATATTACCTATGAGAATACAAGTTGGAGAAGATTAATGACTGATTCTATTGGATTCTGGGGTAAACATAAAGAACATCAATTGTTAGGTTTAAATGCTACTGGTGTAACTAACATGGAAAGATTTGAAGACTGTGGGCAATCATATGTTAAAGGAACTATTCCATTATTTGATACTACTCAACTTACAAATGTTACAAATGCTTTCTATGAATGTTATTATATTGATGGAGGTCAATTAGCATTGTATCAACAGATGAGTTCACAAACAAATGTTCCATCTAGTCATGGAGGTTGTTTCACTCAATGTGGTAGAGATTCACAAACAGGTTCAGTAGAATTGGCACAAATACCAAGTGGATGGAAATAATTATTGTATATGATTAAATTCGGTAATGACATAATTAAAGTTAACAATAGTTGGTTGACAACGGGTGAACCAACACCACCAGGTCCAGGTCCAGACCCTTACAATCCTTTAAACTTACCTCCATTTACAATAAGATTGTTGTATGAAGATGGTGTTACGCCATCATTTAGCAAAGGAACAGGAGTTCAAGTTTCTAGTTCACCTAATGTATGGGATTTAACTTACGAGAATAGTGATTGGAATCGTTTATTGAGTGTAGACCGAGAAGTATTAGAAGTGTTGGGTGCGAATACAACAAATGTTACTGATATGAATTATTTGTTTACTAATTGTTCCAGTTTATATTCAGTACCATTGTTTGATACAAGAAATGTTACAAACATGAGTCATATGTTCTATCGGTTGTTCTTTATTAACTACTATTCCTTTATTTGATACTAGTTCAGTTATAAATATGGGTTTAATGTTTAGAGATTGTTCTTCATTAAATAGTGTTCCTTTATTTGATACAAGAAATGTTACTAATATAAGTGAAATGTTCTATCATTGTACTTCATTAGTTAGTATTCCTTTATTTGATACTTCTAATGTATCTTATATGAATTCTACGTTGCGTGGTTGTACTTCTTTAACTTATATCCCTTTATTTGATACTTCTAATGTTATTGCTATGAATTATATGTGTCAAGAATGTTACAATGTAGAAGGTGGTGCTTTATCACTTTATCAACAAGCTTCTACACAAACTATTCCACCTTCTAGATATGATTGGGCATTTAAAGACTGTGGAAAGAATACTCCAACTGGATTAGCTGAATTACAACAAATACCAAGATCATGGGGAGGATTAGGATAATTATGAGTGATTTAGTATTATCAAATTTAACAATACAAGGTAGACCAGTTCGTTTAGTTAAAGATTTATCAACAAATTAATTGATAGAGGTTAAATATGAATAAAGTCTTAACAAATTTATCACAATCATTAAGTTCAAATGAGAAAGAAACAGCTCGTAACAATATTGGTGCTGCTACTGTTTCTGTTTCTAATCCAGCCACAGGTTATAGTGGTGATTTGGCATTTACTTATAACGGAGATAGAACTTGTTATGAAGTCAATGTAAATAACAATCCAGTTGCTAATTTAATGCCAAGTCCTTCCACCTCAGGCCAAGTATTGCGTACAGATAATGATGGACACATTGGATGGGGAGCATTGCCAGCTGATGCAAGTGCTGAACGATGGGAGAATGATAAACTTCCTGATATTCAAACTGCTACAAATATAGCATCTGTTAGTGGTGTTCCAGGTAGTGAAACTGTCTATGAAGTCAAAGCCATGAGTGAACAATTCAATGAAATTTGGGGAACTGTTACATTCACACCTGATACAACGGGTGTATGGGCTGCTGTTCCAAGAATTGATATTGGACAAGGTGAGTGGTATAATAGTACATTAGGTGCACAGACTAGTTCTGTCTATGTTGGCGTAGCCAATGTTCCCGTAACTCTTCCATTCTATTATCACAGCAACAATGCAGATCCCGATGCCGAAATTACAAATGCAACTGTATATGTAGCAATTAAGGGACAATCTAGTGTTGGTCAATTGCATTATCAACCAGTAATATTAACACAGAAGAGAAAGGTATAATGCTTATAAAGAATAGTAAAGTATTAATTATTAATGGAAATTGGCTTAATCCTGTTGAGACACCTCCTCCACCAGAACCAATTGGTGAGTGGAAGAATATTACACCATCTTCTTTAGAAGCACATAACATTGACCGCAATTGGGAAGGTGCATCTTGGGAATATAATTATGCAACAGAAACTTTAAATGGAACTTGGGATATTGCTTCTGCAACAGATGTATGGTTTAGAGGAGTTGATAGGAAGGAATGGAGAGGATATCCAGATAGACAGAGAGTTTATGGTAAAGGATATTATACTTATATGTTAAATAATGAACGAACATATAATGATTATCTGCTAATAGATTTCTTATCTATGTATTATTGTGAATGTTCTAGAGCAAGTGATTATTATTATCCATCTGAAGGTTATTTAAATTCTTTATTTGGAATTAATATAACCTATTCTACTACTTCTACAACTGGTTTATCACCAATAGGCAAGACACAGAATGATGCTGATGTTATTACTATTACTAATGCTAGTGATTCAACTAAATCATTTCAAGTTAAGATTGGAACGCCTGAAACTGTAGGACAATGTGCTTGCATTTCTAATATTAAGATTCTATTGGATTTGAACAATCATAAGACATATGCTTTATGTAGACCTGTTCCATTAACACAAACTTATGACCCAACTAACTTTACTAATCTTAAATGGCATTTAATGAGTGATAACAATGGCTTTGGTAAAGAAATATTATATGGTAATACTAGAGTTTATATTGATACTAAAGTTGATAGATATGATAGAAGTCCTACTGCCGGAGACACTAAATGGATTGAAACTGGTATTACATTAACTAGATACATTCCACATTGGGGTTATCATGGTGAACCATTGAATATAGTTATTGACAATGAGTCATATCACGATTACACATGAGGTGAATAATGATTCTTAAATACAACAATAGAGTAGTAACACATAATGATAAGTGGATTATTCCATTTGGTGAAGTTAAACCTTATACAATAAGATTATTATATGAAGATGGTGTGACTCCTTATTTCGGTAAAGGAACTGGTAAACAAGTTTCACAATCACCTAATATATGGGATTTAACTTATAATAATAGCAATTGGGGAGAGTTGGCTCATTATATTACTAGTACATTTATTGCAGTCCTTGATGCTAATATTATTGGTGTGACAAGTTTAGGAGCTGCATTTAATTACTGTACTAAACTTAAATATGTTACATTATTTGACACTTCTACAGTTACAAACATGGCATTTATGTTTAACAATTGTTCTTCTTTACCGGAGGTTCCTTTATTTAATACTTCAAATGTTACAAATATGTCTGCTATGTTTCAAAGTTGTTCCAAACTTAAATCAATTCCTTTATTTGATACCTCTAAAGTTACAGATATAAGTTATGCTTTCAATTTGTGTTATAAAGTTAAATCAGGTGCTTTAGCATTATACAGACAAGCTAGTAGACAAACTAATCCACCAAGAAATCATGATTCAGCATTTAATTATTGCGGTCGTGACACAACAACAGGATATGCCGAATTACAACAAATTCCAGCGTCATGGGGAGGATTAGGATAATGGATGAGTTTCTAACACAAGCCATTAATACAGGTGATATAAAGATTATTGCTGTTGCTGTAATCTTGTATCTAATAATTCATGTTCAAAGAAACAATACAGGTAAGCGTAGAGATGAGGACACTAAACTTATGAATTATAGAATTGAACAACTAGAGAAGAATAACTCCGAACTTAAAGATTCTATAAATGAATTAAGAGACTCAATTATAAACTTACAAATTTCTATTAATAGACTTTATGACAGAACAGATAAAGATAAATGATAGTTCCGAGGTCACTATAAATAATTACGAGTTAATTTACTTGCTGAAACAATATCTATCAAAGCACATTCTAGAAATGAGTGATGCTGATAAAGAACTATTTGAACAAGTTATTAGAAGGTTACAGAATGCAGAATATTGAGGAACCGAAATCGTTTATTAATCAATTAGTGGAGGACATATACAATGAAATTCTTGAAAGAGCTGATATTAAGTACGATAATTCAAGCCATAATAGAGAAGTTCCTAATGAAGAAGAAACAGGAATCGGAGCTGGAATCAAATTCCAAAGACTCCGACGAATAACGGGCTACTTGGTTGGAACGATTGATAGATGGAATGATGGTAAGAAAGCTGAACTAGCCGACAGAACCAAACACGATTAAAGGGTGCGCCCCACATGGGCGACACCCTTCATTTATTGGAGACATTATGAACAGTTAAATATGACAATCTAAATCTTGTTTCCTATCAGCCAGCATTTGAGCAAATTTATATTCACCAAGTGATAGGAAATGCGGTTCATTATAATATGTATATATGTAAGAATTTATATCATTCTCGCTCATGAAATCCAATTCCATTTCTAGTTTGTGAAATTTGACTTCTTCATTCTTGATAGTTAATTTCAATTCTTCATCATCTGATACTTTAATCAACGAATCTAACATCATTTGAAATCCTCCTCAATTACACATTTGCGTGTCATTACATCATGCTGTTTGCGGTACACATCATATTTATTCCAAATATATTCTGCCAATTGTAGTGAATCCTCAATATTGTGCTGGATTCCATTGTTCATGAATTTCTCATTTGCCTTAACTTTCTCGTCATATGTCATATCTGGTTTAAATGTGACTTCTTGTTTGTGGGTTTCATTCCATTCACCAACCGAAACAGGAAATGCTTCCAAATAGTCTAACACATCATATTTCTCAATTTGGTTTACGGTTTCAATCGTATCACCTGGTTTATAGTACACATGCTGTATTTCGTATTTGTCAAATTCCTTCTGTAACAACAATTTGTCATAGTTATAAACCTTACCATCACGCACATATGCTTTGCAATATGTATGAATACCACGCTTGTAGTGGTCATTCAATAAATGTGCCAAACGCTTTAGGAAATCGGTATAGTCATTAGTTGCTACATTAATGTATTTCTGTTCAAACAATTGATTATTTCGTTTATCGTCAACTTGTATTTGTGGATAGTGATACACACCCGTGTCTATTGCATATCGTCTAGTTCCGTTCATCCAATATGGAATTGGTGTTGGATATTTCCTAGGTTCGGATGGTAATTTACACACAAATGTGGCTGAATAGGTAAATCGTTCCTTCCAATCGCTTTCGTCACGATAAACTATGGTGGCACACCAAATTCGTGTATCTGGGTCTAAATGACAACCATTTGGAAATAATTGTTGGTTGACGGCAGCTTTAATGCCATCTCCGTTCTAAATCTATAATTGCTATGTTATCAAATTTGTGATTCATAAATGTCCTCGTTTGTTTGTTACTAATATAAATTATTTATGACGGAAATTCCACACTAGAAATAAATTGCTATGGATAAATTGTCCATAGCAATCTATTGGTTGAACTAGTTGAAATCGTGATTAATGGTGTTCAATTTGTGTTTCACCAATTTGCGTTTATGTTTGAATATAATTTCGTTTGAATGTGATTTAATGAAATTTCTATTGAAATCAATCAAATGATTCATCAATTTGTCATAATCATTACATTCGCAACGTGGTATCATTCCATAAACGAAATCGCATAGAATTTCATTCAAATCACCAAACGAAACAAATACATTTCCAATATATTCACCACCATATTCGCATGTTGGTTTATAATAATTGTCATTGATTGTTCGTTCATATTCAATGTAATAATATTGTAACATTGATTTGGTGAATGATTTATCGTTTAGATATTTATTCAATTTGTCCATGTTTGTCATAATGTTTCCATTTATTTGTGTAATCACCATTGATTACAACCATAATATATATTATTTATTCACGAAATGCAATGTTCCAATTGAAATTTCCGTTGTGATGTTCACAACACCATTTAGTGTTTCAAATTGAAACATGTTTCATAATGAAACTGTTGTAATGTTTACAACGGAATTTACAACAATTCTATTCCAATTTGCGAATTTATAATGTATATTTATATACATACAATAGAACAATAATTATTGGTTGAATTATGAAGAAATTAGTAGCAAATAAATTCGTTTCCATTGGTAGTAAGAATCTACCATATTCCTTACAAGCAGCCATGAAAGAAGCTGCTATAATGATTCATGAATATAAGGAGCATAGTAATTCTTCTTGTATCCAGAATGTGGAAGATAATGATTTAATGATATATAATAATATAGAAGACTTATATATTAATAATAACATTAAATCAATAACTTCCACATTTATACAGGAACATGACTATGTGAAATCTAGATGTAAAGGTTTCATTGACATTCATTTGTCATGTCCCAAGCTCACCAAATACGCACCTAAATCACCAATTGGCTGGAAATTCATTCTATTGACCTATGCATATAGTTCAATGTTAAATTTCCACTATGTGAATGAGCTAGTGAATTTCCCATACAAATATGCCATTGACGAAACCGATTTGAAATCCACATTGGCTAGTGTAATGACTCGTATGTGTGGTAAATCCGATTCCAAAGCCATTGACATAGCCATTGCACAAATTGTAAATGATTTCACCACGATTGACAAAGCTAGTGACTACATCAAATCCATTTCTCACGATGTTACAGAAATATTACAATTCTTCTACAAATTGACCGGTGAAACCTATCTAGATTATTGGATGAACAAATTTAGTATCTACGATGATAGAGAAGTCAATTATAGTGATGACGATGCTGACCACTATAAATTCAAACTACCACTATTTGAATATGGTAGCAAACGAACCCAGAAATGGACATCCATTGTAGCTAGAAATGGTCAAATGTGTATGTATGTTCCAGCCGATGTTCAAGCGGCATTGGGAACAATCTATCACAATAAGGGTTGGAAAGAAACTAGAAAGTTTCTAGAAATTAGTTGTGGATTGACTAGATACTATGACTTTGATGTGATTGCTAGAAATATGCAATATGTGTTATCTAAGACCAAAGAAACTATTTCCAATCCAGAAGAAATCATTTATAAATATTGTTGTGATATAATCGTGCCATTGTTTGAGCACATGGAGAATGATATGAAAGATGTTCCAGATGTTCCAGTTGTTCCTCCCAAGGAAACGGAAATTGTAAAGAAATTTGAAGAGATAGAGAAATCCATAGAATCCACTGGAATAAGTGGAATATATGGTTACACACAAGAAGAAATTGATAAAGTTGAACTACCAGAGAATTGGTCATGGGAGGATTTATAATGGAGCCAAATTGGATTTCAAATATTCGCCAAGCCAAGGATAAGACCGAAGGATTTATACACTGTATGAAATATTACAAGAGTGTAATGAATGAACTAGCTAATAAAGATAGAACACCAGAAGAAGAATATAAATACAATAAATACAAAGATGTTGACTATGATGGAAAGATTTCGGAAGCGGAGAATAAATTAGCCGAACTAGAAATCAAACTAAAGAAAGCATTAGCTAGTTATAAGAAATGGCAAATAGAACACGATTTCAAGGAGTAATTATGATAGATGATTTCATAGAGTTTGTTGGGGGGTCATGTAGTACAGACCGGAGAAGTTCAAGAATATGGAATTTATAGACTCGTTAGAGAATTTCTAGATGAGTATGATTATGATAAAGCAGAAGTTCTAGAATATGTAAATAATACATTTATTCCACGAATGAAAGCTAATATCATGGAGGATAGACTTACTAACATTAACTCAGATTTCAAAGTTTAACTTGAAACAAATAATAAATACTTTGAAACACTATGAAATAAATTACTATATTATACAATGTTAAACAATGGTGTTTAACAATAATCAATAACCTACTTATACTTACATATATGATGACGAATCCTCGTACTGTCGGGTTGCCGCTTACGAGGATTTCTTTATATATACTATAAACGGAGGATTTATAATATGAAGATTTCAATTTACAGAGATGTTAGTTATGACTTTCATGCACATCCGCATGTAAGATATAATTTGTGTGTAGATGGTTATTACCTTATGCATTATGTTACTGATTCTTATAATAAGAAGAAAGAAAGAGAAACAATAAAGTTGTTAATGAAATTAGTCTTAACACAACCGTACATTAATGATATATTATATGATAGAATGGACAAATATGTTGCACAAGTTAATTACCTAGGTAAACTCGTACATGAAGAAGTAGATACAGAAATAGTAAAGAAATTAAGAATGAAGTTAAAGATGAAAGAAATTGACCAAGATTTCGTTTAGCTAATTATTTGGTATGAGAAATACGAAAGAAACATATAAAGACGATTTAAAGGAAATCAAGCTAACATTAGCTATCATGCAGAAAGAAATTGAGAAATTAGAGAAGAAGTTATTAACCATCAAACCAGAGTTAAATCCTGAAGATGTTAAAGAACTTTGGGAGATGACTCACAATAGGAGTAAATAATGTCAATTGCTTTGGAAGAAGTATTGAGAAGAATTAGAACCGGCAAACATAAATAATACATGAATATAGTATTAGCTCAAGATAAGTTCGAGTTCATTGGTGGAACCACAACATTATTGGTGGATCTGGCATCTTCATTGTCAAGACTAGGTCATACACTCTATTATTGGTCTACAGACTTTGGTCATAATTCTATTACAGAACAATGGTTCAAATCCAATAATATAGAAATGTATTTAGGACAGCCAATTGATGCTGCAATAACTTGCCAACAGACAGCAACATATTTCTTCCTAAACAAATGCAAAGTATTGCAATTGTTGAATAGCAAATTTACATCATTTGAATATCCTGTTAAGGGTGCAATTCACATTTCTGTATCAGTTGAAATTAAGAATTTCGTTAAAGAGAAATTTGGAATTGACACACCAGTAATGTTGAATGGAATAGACTTAGAACGATATAAACCAAATGGTGAATTACATAAAGTTCCTAGAGTATTATCAATCTGTCAAGGTAATGATAAACTATCAGAATTAGCTTGTAATGAATTAGGATATGAATTTAAATCTGTTCCCAAAGATGTTGGTGGTAGAATATGGAACATAGAAGATTGGATTAAAGAATCTGATATAGTTGTGGGAATTGGTAGGTCAGCATTTGTTGGTATGGCTTGTGGTAAATGTGTAATAAGTTGGGATAATCGCTCATTGAATCCAAATACAGGTTGTGGTTATATTGAACCATCTAGATTCTTTGAATGTGTTAAGACTAATATGACTGGTAGAGAATTTCCACCAATTGACACAGTTGATAAGTTGAAGAATGAATTATTGAAATATAAACCAGATGATGGTAGACTATTGAGAGAAATAGCTCTATTACATCTAAATGCTGACACAAATGCAAGAATATGTGTAAACAAACTTGGAGGATAGTATGTGTAAATTATCGGAATGGCTTGATACAAATTTCAAACATGTAACAATTAATGACACCATAGTTTCAAATGGTAGTGTAATCACAGTTCCAAAGATTAATGTGGCTTTAACTATTGGATTGATTTCAACATCAACCAAAGAAGAATTTAAAGACTTATGTTTCAACTATTTGCCGGTTGGAACTGTCATTGATGAAATTGATGACGATTGGTACAGACGCAAAGTTCTATTGGTTAGAAATGTATTAACAGAGAAACTATTGACAGACAAACGAGCTAAACATTATCTAGACATTCTAGAAAGACGAGATAAAGAACACTGGCAGGACACTAGTAAAGCTAAAGAATTGAAAGTTGAATCCAAATCACAAGACATTAATATTACAATTAAGAATTGGGAAGAATAATGGATATTGAATACAAACTATTTGATAAACAAAGGGACTTTATGAACTCAAAGTCCCCTATTACTTATCTATGCTGTGGTCGTGGCTTTCGGTAAATCTTTCGTAGCCTCTCTATTGATTGTAGTTAATTTCTTACAAGGTAAACGAATTATAGCATTAGCACAGAACTACAAAGCTTTGAATGAAGTGCTATTCCAAGAAATTAGAAATAGATTAGAAGAGTTAGACATTCCAGCTAGAATTGATACTCATGCGATGAAGATAACTTATGGTCAAGGTGTAATATATGGTGCATCATATGAAGGTCTAGAGTCCATTCGTGGTTTATCTAAGATTAGTTTAGCTGTTTGTGACGAAGCTGCATTATCACCACCAAAGTTGTTTGAAACATTGACACCATGTCTTCGTGGTGATGGAATTACAGGTAGTGTTAGATTGTTGTCAACACCCAGAAGAGGTAGTTGGTTAAATCTATATTGTAAAGAACATCCAGATAAAGTTGAAATTATTACAGCCTCCACTAAAGACAATAAGTTGATTACAGAAGAACAATTGCAATTAATGAGAGCAACTATTGTTAATCCTGAAATAATGAAACAGGAACTAGAAGGTGTAATGCTAGACATTGATAGTGATGCTTCTGTTATTCAACTATCTGAATATCCATTGTATGATAGTGGTAGAACAGACGATAACTATATGGGAATTGACCTATCTGGTTTGGGTAGTGATAACAATGTATTCATTGTAGCCAATAGATATAGAATTGAATCATTGACAGCCATTAATAAAGCTGACACATTTGAATTATCCAATGTAGCAGAACGATTAATTCAGCAATACAATGTTAAAGCAATTTACATTGATATAACGGGTTCAACTAGCTGTGGTTTATTGGATATGTTGAAGTTCAAAGGTCACCCAGCATTAGGAATAAACTTTGCACAGAAACCATTTGAAGAACGCTATGCAAATGCTAGAGCAGAAATGTATGTTGAATTGTCTAAAGCAATTAAGAATGGATTGTATGTTGACCGAGACGATATAAAGACTCAATTATCATATACTACAATATCTGTAAACAATAGTGGTAAATTCCAATTGTGCAAGAAGGAAGATATTAAAGAAATGATTGGTCATTCACCAGACGAAGCTGACGCATTTGCATTGGCTGCTTATGCTATGAATCATGGAAATGGTACAGTCAATGAAGCTAAACATGCAAGCGATATTGCTGCTAAATATTTGAATTATTTGTCCTATGCCAATTGATTGTGGTAAATGTAATGGGTGCTGTTGTCACCATGTTATATCTTCACTAGATAGAGGTGATGGAATATGTAAGCATTTGGTCAATGGCAAATGTTCAATATATGACCACAGACCATTGATTTGTGATACAGATAGATTGTATGAAGTATTCTATAAGAATATAATGACTAAGGAAGAATGGATAGAAATGAACCTATTAGCTTGTGAGAAATTGAGAGGGGTTTCTAATGAAACATGATTATAATTTAGTATTTGATACCGATAATCCTTTATGGCAAAGGGTAATTGAAATTTATAAAGCAAATGAGAAATATCCCAAGAAGGTAGTTTCTAATCGTAATTTACATCATAAATTTCCAAGGTCTTTCTCAAAGAAATTGGGTGAACCGGTTGATAATGATAAAGACAACTTAATTTCATTGAGTCTTAGTGACCACTTTCTAGTTCATTATTATTACTATAAACTTGCTAGAACAGGTTATAGACAGCCAATGGCTATGGCATTTGCCTTAATGGCAAAGAAACAACTTAAATTTATTAGTCCAGAAACTGCTGAAAGTATGGCTAAAGATTATGAAGAGGCTTGTAAAGATAGGTCATGCAGTAAAGAGCAAAGAATTAAGCTAAGTAAAGCTTTAATGGGTAAGAATAAAGGTAGAGTTCATACACAAGAAGCAAGAAATAATATGAGTAAAGGAAAGAAAGGTAAAGAAAGCACTAAGAAGGACAAATCATATTCTAAATTTGGTATATTATATCTTGAACATTTCGGTTATGGACGCGATACTAATGTAAAGCAATATACAGATGAATATAATTATTATAAGAGACACGGAAATGAGTGTAGATGGCAATAATATCAACTAATTATTAGTTATTAGTTATTAGAGGTAATAATATATGATTTCTGTTAGAGAGTTGATTAAAGAATCATGTACTAGAGTTGGGCTAGTTCCCCGTAGACAAGCAGTTCCGGGTGATATATTGGAGAATGCTTATAAACTACTCAAAGGTGTAGTAAATAAGTATAATCGTGATAATCTATTGTCATTTACACAGAACTCTATTATTCTAGAGAATAAGTCATTGATTCACATTTATGACAATACAGATTATATGAAGGGTGATAATAACCTATACTTTGATACAATTGAAGAATTAAATGCTTACGATGTTGGTGAACAAGATGTAGAGAACGATGTATGGGCTATTTGTAAAGACCACCCAACTTCTTTGTTTACACCAATGGCTGTTGGAACCGAAACGGGAACAGTCTATACTTGGATGGGTAGAGGTGTAAATGAACCATATCCACAACGCTATCAAGAAATGAAGCGTTATGAAGAAATGAGTCATGTACAAGTTAGAAATGTAGATAAGATTAATTCTATCTATGTAATCAATCCTTCTAATGAACCATATAGAGAAATAGTTAAATTGGATTTCATTAATCACACAGATTATGACCGCTATGGTAATGGTGCTAAAGTATATACTTATACACCGAAATCCGAAGGTGAATGGTTCATTGAAATTAAACCTTGGTTAGCTAAACAGCCACAACCATATAGATTAAAGATGAATTTCAATGAAGGAATCACATTTGATTTGGATAGTGAGTTATACATTCCAGACAATTATGTTGAATTGTTGATTGTGGCATTAGCACATAAGTTAGCATTAATGTATCCTAGACTTGATGAAACACAAATGAATAGATTACAGAATGAAGTATCTGTATTAGTGGATAATGTCAAGACACCAAATGCTGTTGATAGAATGATTATAAGAGAAGACTATTGGGATAGACCTCGTAGAATGTCACAAGATGAATTAATGGCTGGTGATTGGCTCTTCACCTAGAGGTATAAATGGCTAGTCAAGTTAAGTTAGTACAGAATATTGCTGGTGGAATTTCCAAATCAAATCTAGTTAAAGTTGGACTTGGTGAATCAATAAATTGCTATCCTGAAGTTCAAGAAACTAGTGAACATTCTTGTTCTATATTGAATAGAACTTGTCAAGGTGAAGTATTAGCAGTTAATATTCCTGGTAAATGTAGAGGAATGTATAGAGTTTCTAGAGGCTATGATAATAGACCTACTCTATATGCTGTATATGATAATCATTTGTATTTGATTAGAAATGATAATACTTATTCCGAAATTGGTTGGATTCCGTCACATGGAACCGAATGCCATATGTGTGAAACAGGTGGTTATGGTTCAGCACACCCACATTTGATTATTGTGGATGGTTCAACTGTATATGCTGTTAATACAGGTATGTCTGTTGGTGACCAGCAACTTGATTTCAAATCTATTCAATTGCCAATGAGAGTCAATACAGACAATACACCCATTAAACCAACTCATTGTGCATATTTGTATGGTTATCTAATTGTAAATGATGCTGGTACAGATGCTTTCTATACAAGTTATCAGTACCCCTTTGAAATTTCTAATAGTGAACCAGATTCATTCTATGAAGATAGAAGTCAATTTATAACTTGGTGGTTATCATTGGATGAACAGACTCAATTGAGTTATAAAGCTGGTGAAATACAAGACCAGTACTACACACAATACAAAGGTTTCATTGATGGTACAGCAGATGATACACCAGAAGTAAATGACCTCTTTAGAATTGGAACTGTTGAATTTGCTAAATATGGATTTATAACTTATAGTGAATGGTGCCCAGATAATACTACAGCATTGTGTAGTAATGGCTCTAAGTTATATACATTTGGTGAACGCTCATGGCAAGTATTCTCATATAATGATGACAAGAATAATCCATTCTCTTCACCAGATAATGCTGCTGGTAATGTTGGTGTTAAAGCACCAAATTCATTATCAATGCTTGGAAATACAGTATTGTGGCTTGGTTCAAGTGATATTGGTGAAGATGGAATATTCATGATTAAAGACACCAATATTCAAAGAGTATCAACACAAGACATTGAAAGAGAAATTACACAATTAGAAGATGCTGAAGCCGCATACTCTAGTATATGGCAAGAACACCAACATACATTCTATTCAATTACATTTGAGAAAGCAAAGAAGACTTATGTATATGATGTAAATGAGAATGCTTGGCATTATAGAGCAAGTTATGATACCAATAATCATTTGACTTATTGGAGATATAATCATGCTACATTTGCTTACAATAAAGTATATGTTGGCACAGATAATGCTCTATGCTATATGGACGAGAACAAATACACAGAACACGATGGTAGAGTAATATTGAAACTCCGCCGTGGTGGTGTATTGACTTATAATGATTGTCCATTCTACATTGATGCTGCTGAATTGGTTGTAAACAATGGTCAGCATTCATTCAATGACCAATACGATAATAAAGAACTAAATCCTAGAGTATCAATCCGATATAGCTGGGATGGTGCAACTTGGAGTGATTATGAAGACTATTATCTTGGTAAGATTGGTCAGTATGATTATTCTACAACCGCATGGCAACTTGGAATGGGTAAATATTTCACACTAGAAATTTCTACAACCGAACCAATACCCTTTGCTATTGAAAGTTTAAAGGTTTCATATTCATTGGGAAGTAACTTTATATGATAGATATTAAAGTCATTAGATACGATGATAGCAATAAGAATATAGAAGCCCTTAAAGGTCAATATGGACAATTGGGTGATGGTAAGGGAGTATTTACCATTATTAAGAACATATTGATTATAAACTTATTGAATGGAGCCAAATATACAAATGAGAAATTACCAACAGTATATGATGGCTTTATTCAATGTAGTGATGGTAGTAGAATAGAAGTTAAGGATAGTATATTGAATTGTTCATTGGACAGTAATGTCAATGGATTTGGTACTTTCGTATTGAAGAGATGGAACTAATTATTAATTAAATATTTAATGGAGGTTTGAACATGGCTCCGCTCATTGCAGCTGGTATAATGGCAGGTGGTTCATTAGCTGGCTCCCTAATCACAAATTATTATAATGACCAAGCTTCCAAGCGTGAACAGGAAGCTAGAGAGAAAGCTGCTGGTCAGCTAGCTCGTCAAGGTGCATTGACAGATAATGAATATCAGCAAATTATAAATGGATTGAATGATTACTATGCTAATCGTGGTTCAATTGGACAAGCTGGTGATGTAGATGCATATCGTCAAGCTATTGCTGACTATAATCCCGAAGATTATGCAGCACCTGTTGGTGAATTTAGCTTTAATAAGACTAAAGAAGATTATTTAAATCCCTATTATTCCCGTATAATTGGTGATACAGCAAATCAAATTCAACATAGTGCTGCTGGTGCTGGTTTAGGAAGAGGTACTGGTGCTGCTCTTAATATTGCAAAGGGTACAGCAGAGAAATCCGATGAATTGTATAGAACAGCATTGAGTGAATACAATAATGAACGAGACTTTGCATATCAGCAATATAGTGATGCAATTAGAAATAATCAGAATAGATTGAATGCTTTGAAGAGTGGAACTGAATATAAACTTGGATTACAAGGTAATTTGGCACAAGATTATTTGAACACACAAGACCAAGCATATTCTGACCAATTGAAAGCACAACAGGATAGAATGGCTGCTAAACAAGCCTATGACACCGCTATTGTTGGACTCTATTAAGGAGGATTTATGTCAGTTTATACAAGAGATAATATAAATTATTCTTCTATGTTGCAGAATGCCATAGCTAATCGTAATGCTGCTGCACAAAGAGAAGCTGCATATGAACAAGCTAAAGGTAAACTATGGGGTGATACAGTCAACAATATCACTAAATATGCTGGCCGTGGAATCATGGCTAGTGCTGACCAATATTCTACTGATGAAGACGAAGCTGAATTGGAACAATTGAAAGCACAGAAAGAACAAGATGCTGCTATTGCTAAATACAGAGAACAAGTAGAACAACGTAGAGCATTTGATAAATTGTTTGATGACCCATATAAAGAATATGGAATTTATAATCCAAAGTACAACCCTCCTCAAGGTGCTTCTTTAAGTGAAGAAGGAACTAGAAGTATGCAGGATTATGAACCAACATTTATGTATCATGATTATTATGAAATAGATAATGATGAATATAATGATTGGTATAACAGTAAATATAACAATCCTTATTCAAGATATATGGCAGGACGCAGAGGTTTCTAATGGCTAGTATTGATGAAAGAATTGCAGAATTAGAACAACGAATTGCTGAGAAGAAAGCATATCAAAGAATGTACAGACCCAACAGAAATATGGCTGCTTGGGACTATGTTGCTGAAGGTGATAGAAGTGGTTATGATAAGATTGATGCTAGTGAAGCCGCTTATCACAATATGCTTAGACAGCAAGAACAACAAGAAAGAATGTTAGGTCTACAACAGGACTTTACTGCTAAAGAGAATGAATTAAATAGAATTAATGCTCAGGAAATTGCTAAGCTGAATAAATCACAACAGAGTGAATATAATTTATCTAAAGCTAGAGAAACTTTAGGTAATTTAGCTATTACTAGAGATACATTAGCTGGTCAAGGTAAAGATACAAGAATGGTAGATAATCAAATTCAATCACTTGTAGAAAGATACCCAGAATTACAAATGCCAGAATCTCCTAAATATGACGCAACTAAATCTGTAGATTATAAACTTGCTAAATATTCTCCAATCAATAGTAAATCAACAAATTCCGAAGTAATTGCTGATGCTATGGAAGAATTAAAGAAATTTAATACACCTGAAGCAGCAAAGAGATTAGCAGAACTTGAACTAGAATATGACAAGAGAGTTAAATATGAAGAATCTGATGCTTATATTAAAGATTTAATTAAAGCCTTTGATGTAAATACTGGTGATTTAGACCCTGCTTTGGCAAATAGAGGATATGAGTCTAAACACGCTACAGGTGGTAAATTTAAACTTGTGAAAGATGGTAAAGTAATTAAATCATATAGCGGAAAGAAATCACAAAGTTGGGATTAAATATGAAATCAATGACCGAAGAAACATTTGATCAGATATACAACTTTCTAATGAAGAAAGTTAGTCCTGAAGCAGCCAAAGGTTTCAAGAAAGCACCAAATAAAGCTGAATGGATTAACAAGTACTGGGATAAATTAAATGAAGATAGTGATTGGGCAGAAACTTACAAATCTAAAGAAGATATATTTGGTAATCCTTCAAAGACTTTCCCTGGTTTGTGGGAACAATATGAAGGAAAGATTCTTACTGATGCTCAATTTGATGTATTAAAGAAGAAATATCCTTGGATTCGTAGAGAAGAACTTAATGATTGGTTTAATAAGACTAATGAATATAAAGATTTCTATAATGAAGAAGCAAAGAAACAAGCTGGTATAAATCGTAGAACTAAAGAAATTAAAGAAGAATGGTCTTTCCCAAAGAAAGTTATTTCAAGTGACTATGAACAGCAAAGATACATCAATGAACCACAAGAAGCAACATTTGGTAAAGAAGCACCTGGATTCTTTGGCAGTTCAGTTGGGTCTAAAGCAGATTTGATTAGTGGTGGATTAGCTGCTACAGCAGATTTAATTCCAAATAAATTGGCTACACCTATCGGACCTACTATTAGAACAGGTAGAGATTTGTTCCATTATTTCAATCCTGAATCTAAGTATAAGAAAGACTTGAATGAAATTTGGAGTGATGCTAAATATGACTATGGTACAAATTTAGCTGCTTATGGTTTAGCAAATGCTAGAAAGTGGAGTAGAATAGCAAGTAAATTAAGTGAACCAAATGTTCAACGAGCATTTGATAAAGCAATTAATGAGAAAGCTATTAGAGAAGGTATTGCTAAATTAGACGCACTACCCGAAACTACAACATTAACTGAATTTCGTGGTGCTATAAAGTCATTACCAGATTCACCATTGAAAGATGATTTATTAAATGCTACTGCTAACTATACACAAGAATCTGTTGGTGATATTGGTGTTAAAGCTGACAGAGTATTGGAAGGTTACAGAAAGTCATTAAATCCTGATATACAGGATGCGTATGAAATGATGGTTAATACACAAGGAGTTAAACCACCTAAACCAAACACTTTCATGGAACAAGTACTAGATGTTAGAGCAAATCCAATTAAAGGACCATTAAATAAACTTGAATATGGTGTATTGAGAGGTGCTGATTTAATTAATGTTGGTAAACCAGGTCAAGTAATTGTACAAGCTGGTGAAGATATACATGGAAGGGGTCGTACACCTGATTTAGTTCAAACTACATTAGAAAGACAAGAACAAGAAGATACCATTGAAAGAATTAAGAATAATTATTCTTTGTTATGGACACCAAATCATAAACCACAAGGATATGATAATCCTTTAATTAAAGAAGCTTATGATAGATGGATGGCAGAGAATGGTTATATTCCAGGAGTTAAGTAAATGAGAAGCTTTGATACATGGAATCGTTATCTAGATAACAATGGTAATCCTTTACATGGCTGTGTACAGTTCATGGTTAAAGATGGTACAACAGTAGCTCCTATATTTGATAGTGATGGTACTGCATTAGATGATAATCCACAAATTACCGATATTTATGGTAGAACTCAACACCAAGTATTCATTGATGAAGATTGTGTTGCTTATTTCTACAAATATATTGGTGATGGTAGCTGGACTACTCAATTAGATATTGATACTTCCGATGTTACTAAATGGGTTCTACAATACACAATTGAGAATCAGAATACAGTCACTATGAATATTACTAGTGATTCTGCTATTTGTGTTCCCACTATTTCTGCATTGAGAGAATTGGATGTTGATACAGTTCCTACAGTTGGTGGTGTAAAGGTTATTACTCTATTGGGTTATAATGTATTAGGTGATAAAGAACCAATTAACTATTATTGGAATCCAACCTCTACAGAATTGGATGATGATGGAGCCATTATTAAATACAATGGTGAAATAACCGGTAGATGGATAATGGTTCAACCAACAGAACATTGTGATTCTAGACATTATGGTATATTCCCAAGTAACTCTAGTAATATGAATGACCAAACTTATCCAATTATTAAGTTATTTGAATATTGTAATAACAATGGAATCAAGCCATATTTCAATGCTGACGGAGACTATATCTGGTACAAATATCAGAACCTAGTAGTGTCTGCACCAACAATTGATATTACCAAAGGTGTTAAGTTCATTGATTTAGGTAATTCAACTATTACGGGTGAATGGAGTGAAGACCCATATTTCAACAATAGAAATACAAATGTTGTAGCAAAGAATGTTAAGACTAGCTGGAACGCTAAGTCATACACTGGTTATCAGAATGTATTAATTGATGTTGAAACACCACAGAAGAATTGGCAGAATGCTTACATTGATTCTAGATTGAATCCTACATACGGATATAACTTCAATCATTGTACATTTGCAGAGAATAGAAACTTTGGTAGTAACAACGGAACAAGTTATAATACATTCAACGATTGTACATTGACATCAAAGATGTTCATTGTGTCTGGTTCTAATGAAGCTAGTTTCGCAACCGGTCAAGCAACTAATTGTGAGTTTAGACAGGAAGATTGGATTGAGAGTGAGGATGCTTTCCACTTATACATTCAATTGAGAATGACTAACGATACCAACCCATGCTTTGACTATAAAGGTATGACTAGTGGACAGAAACCAGTCAGCAATTATAGTGCTAGAACTGTTAGTGGTAGTGTAATAAGATTATACAATTATAATTATACAGGTTCTAATGGCTTGATTGACCCATGTGGAGCTGACGCATTAGAAATTAATAATTGTACTGGTGTGTATAGTCTAAACAATTGGAATAGCAAGACAGTCATTATTAAGAATTGTAGAGATTTCACTATTTCTAATGTTCCAAGTAATCTAACACTTTATATTGAAGATTCTGTAGTTGGTCTAAATGCTACTGATACATTGAATAATGTTTCAATTAAGAACTCAACATTTGTTGCAGATAATAGTGTATCATTGACTTGTAACAATTTCACATCTTATAGTTCAATTATAACTTGTAAGATTAATTGTAATGCTTGTGTAATTAAGGATAGCCAAGTCAATGCTCAACTTGTAATTGAATTTGATGACAGCAAGAATAGTTCAATGTTCATTGATAACAACATATTCAATGCTGTAATCTATTTCAAGGGTAAGAGTGGTGCAACCAATCATGTTAATGGTGTATTCACAAATAACTACTCTAACTATGCAAATTCTATATTGGTTGTTAGAGATTACTTAGATATGATTGAAGCCAATAACCATTATAGAATTTGCATAGTTAG